ATATGTTTAAGATGGGCATTAAAGAGCAGGTAGAAGAACGCAAGTGGTTGCTCAGTATGGAAGATCGTTGTGACAGATGTTCTGCACAAGCGTATGTTTCTGTAACTGGTGTTAATGGAGAGTTAATGTTTTGTGGACACCACTATAACAAAATAATGAATGATGCTGATGGTTATAAAAACATGATGTCCTATGCATATTCTTTAGTTGACGAAAGAGAAAAGTTAATAGAAACTCGTAACAAAGGAGAATCATACTCATGACACCAGACGAAAAAGCAGAACTAGCACTCATTAACTTAATTGATAAAGGTGCAGTTACATTTGAGGGATTAGATGAAAATGGAGAGCCTTTGTATCGCTTTACTGAAAAATTGCAAGAGGTGGCACCAGAACTTTATCAACTACATACACAAATGCTTAATACAGAAATTATGGCATTATGGGAAAAAGGTTTTATAGAAATGGATTTATTTGATCCAAACCCCACAATCCGACTTTCTGAAAAAGCATTTGATGTTGATGCAGCAAGAGAATTAAACGATACACTATTAAAATTTTTAAATGAAATTAAACGTATCTACCGCGAAAGACCATAACTAGTGATACAATAGATACATGAATGATTTTCTTGTATCGTTCTTGACAACTATGGCTGTTCTTGGTATAATTTATATTAGAAAGCCAAAGGGTAAAGAAAATAAAATTAAATATAGACAAAGTCATATACATCAAATTATTGGTCCATTTCTTCCAGACTTGATACCAGTTGATGTAAAAAATACTCAGTCTACTAAACGTTTAAAAGAAAGCATTATAGATGTTTTAGTGACTGAGGATTATGCATATTGGATACATAAAAATGTATTTTATAAGGCTAGTGTTGAGGATGGTCAGGTAGACAGATCAACAACATCTCCCATAAATACTTCTAATATGTCAGATGATGAATTAAAAAAAATGTTAAAAATATTAGACAGACTAACTGATAGGAGCAAAAATGAAGGTCGTGGTGCAGGGAACAAATGAGTTCAATGACTACCAGGTATTTCTTCGTGCTATGGCAATCTCTCTTTCATCAATGCAAAAAGATGATCAAGAGTTTGTAGTATACTCAGTTGGTCCAAACCAAGTACATTCTTTTGTCTCTGAGTTTTGTAATGTATCTGAAAAGGGATTAAAAGCAAGGGGCAAAAGAGTAAAGTTCTACAAAACAAATCCACAGTGGATTGAAGAAAATATAAACGATATTAATTATTTTGCGTATCTTAGTAAGCCAAATCAATATGTATCTAAATTGGCTTCATTTGCTCAATCTAACAATGTCGAACTAAACGTATTCTCATATTAGGATAAATCATGATCGTAAATACTCTAAATAAAATGGAAGAAATTGTTTCTGCTAACCCAAGTTTGAGTTGGGAAGGCTGGAATGTCGTTCATTTAACAAAGTCAAATAATGCAATGTACAAAACAAATGGGGCATTCATTAATAACCAATGGCAAATCAAAACAGTATACTCTCCAGATCGTAATGGATGGGATATTAAAAAGGAACACATTGGTGCATAATAATGAACAAGCATTTATGGAAAGAAGATGCTGCCTGTCTTGATTATGATACTAATTTATTTTTTGATAAGTATGAGGATAATCCTAATATAAGACATGGAATAGATAATGTTTGTTTGGCATGCCCTGTTGCAAGAACTTGTTTTGCTGTTGGTATATCTGAAAAAGAATATGGTATTTGGGGCGGGGTATATTTAGAAAAAGGTAATGTTTCTAGAGAGTTTAACAATCATAAAACTAAGGCTAGATGGGCTGAGGTTTGGGAAAATTTAACGATTGAGGGATAATGTATACAGATTCAATGCAACGTGCTTTTAGATCATTAACACCACCCAGAGGATTTATGGTTGATATTATTGACAATGAACACTTTTTGACTGTTCGTGCAAATGAGTCACAGTTTATGAGACTGGATGAGTTTGAAAAGCGCAGGGCAATAGAATATATGGTTAAGGTAAAAAAAGCACTAGAAGATAATGGTGCAATCGTAATGTTGGTTAGGAGTGCAACAAAATGAAAAAATGGATAGGGCTATCTGTATTGGGAGTTTTTGTATCTTTTGTTAGTATTATTGTAATAACTGCATCACAGTTGACAAAAGCCTTACAGTCTGATATATTTGATGTAGAAGAAGTAGATGAGGAGTTGTTTTAATGCAAACATTTTTGCCACAAGCAGACTTGCATACCTCTGCATATTTTTTAGATAGCAAAAGATTAAACAAACAAATATTAGAAGGATATCAAATACTTAATGTTTTATCTGGCAAATCTAAGACTGGTGGGTGGCGTAATCATCCCGCAGTTCTGATGTGGCGTGGTTTTGAGCGTGGACTATGGGAGTATATTCAGGCTATGGTTCAAGAAGCAAAGATGCGTGGTATTAGAACAGAAAACAACGAGTCAAATCTTAATGATTTAAAAGATCAATGTTGGGAAGATTGGGGAGATAGCATTCCATCTTTTTGGAAAGATGAAACAAAGTTAATGAGAGTTGTAACTACTCATCGTGCTAATTTATTTCATAAAGATCCCATTTATTATGTAGAGTATCAATATGCAGTTTCAAGTCCATATAACATTCCGTGTTGCCCTGATCGTAAACTGCCTTGTAAATATTATTGGCCAACACATGAGGAGAAAAATGCATTGGTATAATTGGGTAATCATTGGGTTATCAGCATTTAATATTTATATGATTTATAGAGCATACTTGTTACAGACTGCATTAAATCAAAGTATTGCTGATAATCAAGTTGCAATTGCAATTATGAAAGCAATGAAAGATGAAATTGAAAACTCATCAATGTTTAAAGATGAAACTAATGAAGGATTTATTAAATTTTTATCAGAATCTAGGGAGTGGGCATTTGAATATATTGAAAATACAATTAGTGTTGTAAACAATGTTATTGAAGAATGTAGAAAAGAAATGAATAAACCTAGAATTGCTGACTTAAATACTACAGCATTTTTGGCAGGGGTTATAGGAAAACTGCTTCCCATTGTTCAAAACAATAAGGACGGCAAAGATGTATAATAGTAATAAGGTGGTGATTAAATGAATCAAGCACAACTAAAGGCTATGGGAGCCTCATACGGACGTTCTGTACTTGCGGGTGTAGTTGCACTATATACTGCAGGAGTAACCGATCCAAAGGACATGTGGGCTGCTCTAGTGGCTGCTCTTGTTCCAGTAGTTCTTCGTGCAGCAAATCCAAAAGATCCTTCTTTTGGAAAGTTCGATGCAATCGCAAAGGATGTTGACGATGCAATTAAAAATATCAAGCCTGTAAAAAAGAAGGCTGCAAAGAAAGCAACTCCAGCAAAGAAAGTAGTTAAGTAATATATTAATCGGTGTGGGGCAGATTTAAACAGTCTGCCTCATATTATTTTATGGAGACATTATGAATTTTGTATATATATGTAAAGATGGAGAAAATGAAGAACTTCGCTATTCTTTAAGATCTGTTGTACAAAATTGTAAAGTAGATAACATATTTGTAGTTGGTGGTAAGCCAGGCTGGTATGTTGGAGAATATATACAGGTAAATCAAAAATATTCTAAATATAAAAATGCTTTTAATAATTTTAAAGCAATATGTAATAGCAATATACCAGATAACTTTATACTTATGAACGATGATTTTTTTATAACTAAACCAATAGATAAAATTGTTTCATATTATAATGGAACGCTTCAGGATAAGATTGATGCATATGAAACTGTATTAGGTCGTAGTTCTTATATTAATAGATTAAAAACAACACAGGATCAACTAATACGGTCTGGCATCAACAATCCATTAAATTATGAAATACATGTTCCAATGGCAATGTCAAAACAAAAGTTTAATGACATATTAAGAATGAATCATAATCTTTTATATAGATCAATATATGGAAACACATATAATGATGAGTCACAAGAAATGAAAGATGTTAAAGTATATCAATCAGAAAACTTTAAATCGCTTTCTTATAATTTTCAGGAAGATTATCCATTTTTATCTACAGAAAATAAATCCTTTGATGAATTAAAACATTCATATTTGTTAAATGTTTTTCCAAACAAAACAATTTATGAAGAATAATTATTCATTTATTATTTTAAGATATTGAGACAACAAGTTTTCTGGAGCAAATTTTTCATAACCTATACATAGTGCTTCTTGTTTTTCAAGTATTTTTTGTTTATCACTTAATTCAACATAGTTATCAATTAATTCTGCCAATTTTCTTAAATTGGCCTCGTAAACATCTATCATAGTTTTTGCTCTAAATTGATCAATAAGATGCGATTCTACTAACCATTTTTCAGGAAGAACCTTGTTGTTTGGAGATATGTTTGTCATAAAAACTGGCAAGGCGCTAATCAAAGATTCGTTCATTGGTAAACATAAGCCAGCATACCTTCGTGGTAATACCATAGCATCAAATCCTACATACATTGACTCTCTATCTTTACTATCATTATAGTCTAATGTAATCCGATCATCATTTATTTCTATATTAAGTTTTGTTTGAGTTTTTATTACTAACTCATAATTTGCTTTAGAATATCTAAGCATATTAACTATTGTATTAGTTCCATTTCTATCTTGTGCAGCACGTTTACCACCAATATGTAATATACGATTATGAGTTTTTGATCTATTTATGTCTTTTGCATTATTAAAAATATTTACATCTGTTGGTGGAGGTAGATGAAATACCTTTGCTTTCTTTCCAAATTTATAATGTATATCTTCTATATTCCATAAACTTGGAGATAACAAAACATCTGGCAATGCCATGTTTTTTTTAGAAAGATTTCCAAACAACTCATAGTTATATTGAAGTATTGTTTTAATACCTTTATCTCTAGCCTTAAGTATTAATTCATCGTTATTATAAAATGTTTCACAACTTAAAACAACATCTAAATCTTTTAAAAATCTGTCAATGTCTTTACTGTCTGGAATACCAAAAACATTTACAACCTCATATCCGCTATACCATTCTGGGTGTTGTTTATTGTTATTCTGTGGAGAAAAGTCTATTAGCATAACCTTGTCAGGCTTTAGCATGTCTGTTAATTGTTTTGTTTGATAGCCAAGACCAGTTCTGTCTGATCTAGCAATAATTCCTAATTTCATTCAGTATATCCCCATACATCGTCATCTGTTGTAAACTTTCTTGTACCCTTGCGCCCGTCTAAATGATAAGATCTTTTTATATTCTTTTGGGGATGGTATATCCAAAGTTTATGTTTATCCCAACCTTCTTTATCAAATGTACCATGAGGCAATATATCATCTTGTATCGCACCATGAACAATGTCTTCTATGAAACAACGATCTTTTAATCTAGGCATAATTTCACTTCTATAGTAAGAAACAAATGAAAGATGTGGTCGCTGACTCCATTGTGCTGTTTTCATAAAGTTATCACTAAGTCCAAACATTAAGTGATTATGTGCTTCTGGAATCGATTCTTCAAAATGAAATCTAATGGTTTTTGCTTTATTATATTCAAGCATATCTAAACACTTTTGCCAATCTATTGGCTCTTGAGTAACAAGTGGCGCGTCACCTTCAACATAAAGTAGCACTGATGTGGTTATTAAATTAATAGTTTGTTTCATCATTGTTGATTGATGACTGTGTTTATCAAAAATTATTGGCAAAACATTTTTCCACTCATGCAAGCATTTCCACAATACTCTATTTTTAAATTCATCATAATCATTTTTTCTATTTAATCTTTCATCTCGTAAACCATCAATTTGTAATATAATTTCGTTTTCTGGAAAATGATATCTTACAGAATTAATTGTTTCATCAAGAATAGAGGTGTCTGGATGATCTGGAAGTATTGAAGTTACAACAATAATTGTTACATCATTCTTATGCATATATTTCCTTCATAAGTTTAATTGCAAAATCTCTTTTATATTTAATCCACCAAGCAACTACTCTATGCATATTGTTTGGATACTCTTTCAATATTGATTTTATAATGTCTGGTAATTCAACCCAATTGCTAGTTGATGGAAATGGTAATGTTTGATCAAAAACATAACGATAAAAATTATCATCATGTCCTTTAGAGTTTCGTAAGTCTGCAATTGGCATACAAAGCATTTCAATTGCTTCAAAAAATCTAAAAGAATCTATGCTCACAACGCCAGCAGGAGCAGGAGCAATTTGAGCACTAAATAAATTTTGATAATATTCTTTTGGAACATCGCCTTTGGCAAATCCATCGGTGGGTTTATAAATAGAGTCTTTAATATTTGACATTACATCTGCCAATTGCCGTCTTCTTTTATGAGTAATCTGTCCAGCAAAACAAACAGTGTGTGTTTTTTCTTTATATTCTGGAAGGTTGTCTTTAATATGTTGTGGTGCACCTATAGGAAGTTTATTATATTTTTGATGTTTTCTTGTCGGGTATTGAACCCAAATAGATATATTCTCATGTGTTATTTTATCAACATCAAACAAATTTTCTTCGTCTCCAGTTATAAATAAAACTACTCTTCTTATATTTTTTAACTCTTCATTAATTTCATCTTCTTTGCCAGCGTTTCCTTGTCCAGGAATAACAACAAACGCTCTATCAGTTTCTGGTAAAGTATCAACTACTACTTCTGATATTTTGTTACGCTCAAATGTTTGTTTCAATAGGCCGTAATCCCATTTGCCATTAGCAGAGTCAAGAGGATCTTTAGAGTATATAAATGCTTTAGGCTGGTTCATAATAAAAATGAACCTCATGTTGATAATCTAATAGTGTTTCTTGATATCCAATGCCTTTAATAAATTGTCTTAAATCATATAAATATTCTTTCCAGTACATCATCATAAACTCTGGA